GACTAACTTCCAGAAGTTAATGCAAATCGTTAACGTGATTGGCAATATGCCTCAAGTTGCACAGGCTTTAGACCCTGCTAAATTTGTTGAAAGGATATTTGAATCATTTGATGAGAATCCTTCAGACATAATTAATATGGATATGCTAAAGAATCAAGGTGGTCCTAGTGCAGCCCAACCGGGTCAACAGGGAGCAACACCCGCTCAACCTGAACAACCAACTAACATTGAGGAGGTATTAAACAATGTCAGAAGAGAACAAGGATAATACGGTAGAAGCCGAAACAGGTGATACTCGAATACACATTAAAGCTAAGGATGCAGCTGAACAGCTGTTACCTGGTGGCAAGAGTGTTAAAGATATGTCTGCAGAGGACTTAACTACCTACACAGCCAACATGGCTAAAGCTGATAGGCTGTATGCTAAACATACAGAAAATCTAGCTGATAATGACAGAGAAGTTTTTGATGCGTTGCTACTAGCTAGCGACCAATCTTTAGGTGTGGAGGAACGCTTTGATTCTGCTTTAGGCAAATTCAACGCAGTCAAGAATCCTAAGGTAGAAGAAACAAAAACAGAAAAAACAGATGATTCCCCCAAGGGTACAATGGACGGAGCTGCTAAAGCTACCGGTAATCCATTAAACAACGCTTTGGAGCCTGAGAATGATGCACCTCTAGGAGATAATGATGATTACTTTAAATATCTTCAGGATAAATTCAGACAACAGACTACAATGAAACGGGGACTCAACGTAAAAACTTAGAGCATAACAGGAGGTAACAATTATGCCACAAGGAGCAATTAGTTATTTAAATGAATCTGACAGACTAGCCAAAACTAAAATGGATAGTGACATTAGATTTCAAGCCGGTAACATGATGCAGTTTAGAAACCTTGCGAAACCAATAAAAGCTTTTGGTAGAAACAAAGGTTCAGTAGTAGAAATTGAAAAGTATCAAAAACTAGATAAAGCTACTGGTACAATTTCAGAACTACAATCACTACCTATGCAAAAACCTAACGTAGGTTTTGTACAGACTACAATCGCAGAGTATGGTAATGGTGTATCTTACACAAAGAAATCACAAACATTAGCAGAATACTCAGTTGATGAAACACTTAAGAAAATATTAGCTATGAACGTAGCTGAATCCATGGACCAAGTTGCAGGAACAGAGTTCCAGAATGCAGATGTATTCTATACTCCAACTTCTACTTCAGCAGGTACATTAGATAAAGATGGTACTGTAAGTACCGGTGCTGCTGCTTCAATTACAGCCGCTCATATCAGGGACATTATCAGAAACTTAAAAACTGATAACGTACCAAAATGGGATGGTAACAGTTATTTAGCTGTTCTATCTGCATTTGCTATGGCAAAGTTATTTGAAGATACAGCAACTGGTGGTATTGTGGATTTACACAAATATGACCAACCAGAAAACTTAATCAATGGAGAGATAGGTTCATACTTTGGTATGAGATTCGTTGAAGAAAACAACGTATTATCTAATACTATTGGTGGGTCCGCCCATAACGGTGAAGGTATCATTCTAGGATTTGAACCTGTAGTTGAAGCTCTTGTAGAGCCAGAAAGTACAATGGTAGAATCTTGGGATTTTGATAGATTCACGGGTATAGCATGGAATGCACTAACAGGGTTCAAAAAAGTTTGGACTAATTCAACTGATGGTGAATATCATATGCTTAGAATACACTCTAATGATTAACCTATAGGAGGTAATTAACAATGGCATTTAATAGTAACATTAATACTATTTTCATTCCAGGCGAATTGAACTGTACTGCATCTGCAGCAGACCATTTCACTTGGAAATTACTTCACCCTTTGGTAGTCCATAGAGTGGAGTTCGTAACAACATTACTTTTCGCAGCAGATAGTGCTTCAGCTGTAGTATCACTTGACCACACAGATGTTGTGGGCAGTGTTGCTAGAGCAGAGAAAGCTACTGTAACGGTAGCAGAAGCTTCAGCAGTCGGTGCAAGCACCGCTCCTGCAAGTTTCACTCCGTTCTTCGCACAAGCTACTGATGTTCTCCATTTTGAGAGCAAAACAGCTTGTACTGATTCTGGTACAGCCGCAGGTAAAGGATACTTTGTCCTTTTCTACGAGTCTATTCCAGACAGTTCTGGAGTTGCTTAGAATACATGTGGTATAGAGTGCATTTGAATAGAATTCACTTTAACCCCTTGGACTTAGAGGGCAAGACCGTAAGGGTCTTGTCCTCTGGTCCTGTCTTTAACGTGGAAACAGAAACAGACGTTGAAGTTGAATTATTATATATGTTAGCTGAGGAGACATCTGAGCTATACCAGTTCATTAATAGGTGGACTGAGAAAGATAACAGTTGGTATCAGATAGTTATAACAAAACTTTCTGATATGTCTAGAGCAGGATTTACAGGTAAGTTGAAAATATTCAGGTATAAGGGATATGCATTATTTAGACGTATAAAAGACCACTTACAATTTGAAACTAAGTATATGAACATAGGGCAGTTAAGTGCCTATAATCTACAATCAAGGGACGTAACAGAAGAAGTAAGGAATAAATCTTGGAATACTATACCAGACGGGGAGAAGGTAGGACAAGACTGGATACAGAAAAATGGTGGTGAATAATGGCAAGAAATGAAATAACTTATAATAGAACTGGTATACGTAATGTAGTTAAAAGTATCGTAGGTAGAAACTTTTCAGGTATAGATGCAGTATTAGACAACTTAACTAACATGGCTATAGAGTTATTTGGTAACACAGTATCTGCTGTATATGATGAATTTGTGTACACACATACTATCACTTCTGGAGAAGTAAGTTCTAAAACAGATGAGTACAATCTACCTGCAAGAACTAAGATGATATTTGATGCTTACTATATAGATGTATCTGGTAGTGATGACGTGTACTACCCTATAGATATCAGAAGTCCTATAGAGTTTAATGAGGCAGGTAAGTACTCCTCTAGTACTCAGTACGGTAGGCCTAGTTTTAATTATGCTTCTGATACAATAAAGTTTGGGTCTCCATATGGAAGTGGCCATGCTACTAGAGCAGATTTCTCAGGTATTCCTAATATGGGATATAGAGTTAACAATGCATTTCATGTGTATCCACGACCTGGAAGTAGTGAACAAGATAACAAGATAAGACTTATGTTAGGTATGTTTCCTAAAGAATTAACAGACGATGCTCATAGTAATAGCATTACAGAGAATTACCCTCAAGCTTTAGCAAGTTATACTGCAGCGTTATTCTGGGGATTACACATGAATGATGCTCAAAGAGCAAACCAATTCTTAACAACAGCACAGCTGTTGTTAGCTAGTTTTGCTAAACAAGATGAAATAAACAAATTAGTAAATATAACAATCAAACTACCATAGGAGAAGACAATGGCAAACGCAATATATCCACTAGCAAAAGCATCATTCTTGAAAGGTGAGCTTGATATGGTGGATGACACTATCAAGGTGGTACTAGTAGATACGGGTACATATACATACAATACAGCACATGATTTCTATAATGACTTATCTGGCATACTTGGTTCAGGTGTAGAACTGGGAAGTAGGACTGTAACATTAGGTGTATTTGATGCAGCAGATGTAACATTCACTACACCATCAGCAGGTACAACTATTGAAGCTTTAGTTATCTACAAAGATACAGGTAATGTAGCAACAAGTAACTTGATAGCATATATAGATACAGGAACAGGACTAGCTTTCACAACTAACGGAGCAGATATTGATATTGTTTGGGACTCAGGTGCCAACAAAATCTTTAGTATATAGGAGTAAGTAATGGCAATAGCAGGTAATCAAATAACAAGAGCCAAGATTGTAGCTGACGCAATTGACGGTACAAAAGTAGCAGATGACACTCTTGATAGTGAACACTATATAGCAGCTAGTATTGATAATGAACATCTTGCAGACAATGCAGTAGGTACAGATGAGATTGCAGCGGATGCTGTTACTTATGCTAAGATACAGAACGTATCTGCTACAGATAAAATACTAGGTAGAGATTCAGCAAGTGCTGGGATTATAGAAGAGATTACACCAGCTAATGTACGTACAATGCTTAACGTAGAAGATGGTGCTACTGCTGACCAAAGCAACGCAGAGATAGTTGCTGCTGTTGAGGCTGGTACAGATTCAAATACCTTTACTGATGCTGACCATACTAAACTAAATGGTATAACAG